CTCTCCGACAAAGACATCGCCGCCGCCGAACTCCGACTCGACGACCTCCACCGAAACACCCCGATACTTCGCGACGGCAGCAATGAAGACAGCCGCCAGCGCATCGAGCGTGTGCTGAATCTGGGCGCGCCCCTCTTTCGTTGAGACGTCGGGCCGCTTCTTCGGCGATTGGCTGGAGACGATTTCGATCACGTCCGAGCCGCTCTTGCGGTTGCGGTAGGCGGCCGCGACCCCGATGCTCCCCACCATGGCGGGCGGGGCGAGGACGATCTCGCCAGCGGCCGCAGACAGCCAATAGCCTGCAGAGCAGCCGAGGTCGGTGACGTAGGAGAGGGTCGGGAGTTCCGCGGCTAAGCCTGCGACCAGCTCCGCTCCCTCCGCGACACCCCCAACCACGCCGCCAGGGGTGTCGACCTCGAAGATGGCTGCCCGCACGACGCCCTGAGCGCGAGCCTCGCGTACCGTCGCGATATCCCGCGCGAGCTGGCCGTAGGAAGAGCAGCCACAGACGTCGTGCAGCGAGTCGGCGTAGTGATAAAGCGGCCCGATGATCGGAATGATCGCGACCCCGTCCCGCACCGTGGCGCGAGATCCGAGCGCGAGCGGCTCGCCGTAGCCCAGCGCGAGTGACTCAGGCTCCCCCTCATCCCCGTCGCGTAGCGCGGCGAGAGCGCGCCGGATCTCAGTCCGGAGCTCGGCGGCGGTGAGCGCCGGCGCCCCGTCCTCTCCGAGGCGGCCCGCGATTCCCGCGAACTGCTCCAGCCATTCAGGCTGGATCGCCCACTGCGAGGCAAGGATATCCTGGAAGAGGCGTCGCGCCGTGCTACGACCGCGGAACATGCCCCCTCCGATCTCCGCCAGTTTCATCTTCAGTGTCATCGTCTCGCCCATCTACATCGGGATCATCGGTGCCCGGCTCTGCGCTGGCCGAAGAGCTACCCTCTTCCAGCCCCGCTTCCCTACGCAGGCGGATCTCCTTTGCGCGCTGCTCGTGATTGGCCTCCCAGTCGCCGCCGGTCAGTTCCGCCGTCTCCTGTTGAAGCGTGGAGAAGCCCGCCTCCACCCGGGTCCTGGCGGCCTCGGCCTCCTTCTTCGGGTCGATCTGACCAGCGGCCGCGCCGGCCCAGTCGGCGCCGAGCCAGGCGCGGCGGACCAGCGGGCGCTCGAAGAAGCCGGGTGCATCCAGGAGCCCGCGCGCTACCGCCTCCTCGACCACTGCTGCGTACCAGGGCCGGCACCATTTGCCGACCAGCCAGCGCCGTAGAGTCCGAAACGCCTTCCGCGCCTCGAGGAGTGCCGCGCGACTGGCGGAGTAGGAGGCGGTGAAGTGCTTGACCAGGACCTCGTAGGGCAGGTCGAGCCCGACGCCGACCTGGCGGAGGAACGCCTTCACGAACGCATCGAAGGTCGCATTCGGCCGCATGGGATTGGCAAACGCCACATCCTCGCCCTCGTCGAGTTCGGCGATAATGCCGGGCCCGAGAGTGATGTCGCGCGCCTCTTCGGTGTTCTCGTCCTCAACGAGCGATTCCAGACCGACCCCCGCCCCGCCGCCTACCGTCTTCACGAAAGCGGTAAAGAACGATGCGACCACCGTTGACTGCAGCTCGCTCTCGCCGTAGGTGTCGAGCTGCTTTAGCGTCTCGATCACTGGCGCGAGATAGGGCACTCCGCGAGGCTGGCCGGGGCGCCTCTTCTGGAAGAGGAGGGAGGCGGTCCGGCTGCCCTCCGGCCCGAACGCCGGCACCCGCTTCCAGGTCTGCCTCGCCACGCCAAAGGCATCGCCCGGGTGGTGGTCGAGCACGTGGTAGGCGATCGCCGCACCATCCTCGTCGAGTTCCACGCCCTCGATCAGGAGGTCGGTGTTCGGCGCCCAGCGTGGGTTGCTGATCCGGTCCGCCTCAACGAGCTGGACCTTCGTGGCGAACAGATCGCCCTGGCGGCGCTTGAAGCGCCGGACTGAGAGCACGTCACCAGATAGCAGCGTCGACAGGAGCGCCAGCGAGGTGAGCCCCGCAAAGTCCTGCTCACGGGTGAGATCACAGCTCTCGGTTTCCGCCCAGGCGTTAAATAGCCGCTGCGCCTGCCGCTCCCAGGCGTCCGCCTCCTCCTCCGAGAGCCCGAGGAACTCACGGTCGATTCGGGGCAGCACCGTGAGGCCCGTACCGACGACGTTGATGACGTTCGTGTTGAGGGCGCCCCTGGCGAGCGGCGCGTGCCGCTCGAGATCCCGAGACCGGGCGCGGAGTGTCGGTAGATCGGGGACTGTGTCCATGGCTGCGCTGGCGAGGGCCGGCCGCAAGTTCCTGGTCGGGTTGCGATCGGTGCGCGCGCCAGTATAGCCCGAGGCCTTCGCGCGGAGGCCACGCGAGGGACGGACGGGCTGTCCGGTATGATCCAGGATCCGGGGCGTAGCGCTCATCCGTTCACCACACGGCGGATCCTGATCCCGCCGCGCTTCTCCCGGTCGATCATCCGGCGCAGCCGCTTCTCCTCGCGTAGCAGCGTATCCAGGCGCGCGCGCTCCCGCTCGCCGACCCGCTGGCCTCCGCGGAGGATGTCGCGGATCGCGGTCTGCACGTCTTCGAGCTGCTCACTGTAGCTGAGGCCGGCCATGGTCCCTCGATGGGGTATAAACACAAAACGCCCGCCCCGCGAGTTTCGCGGAACGGGCTTCGCCCAGTCGATATTGTCACTTCTTGCGCCCCTTTCTCGGGGCAGGTTCACATATTATGCGTGCTTGGTCCCCGAGTCAACCCCCTGGCCGGCCAAGCCCCTGCGAGATCACCCGCCGCCCCTTCTTTCGCCGCGCTGCGGGCGCCTCCTTGTAGACCTCCCGCCACTTCGGGCCCGCCTCGCGCACCTGCTTTGGGAGCGCGCCGAGCTCGCCACGCACGCCGGCGCCGAGGAGGTGTAGCGCTGCGAGCGCGTAGACCTCGAGGTCGATAGCCTCGTTGCGTTCCCTGATCTTCACGTACTCGAGTACTGTCTCCCGACTACCGCGCTTCCGTCGCCGCACCTTCCGCTCCGCTCCGAGCTGCGCGTAGTACTCCGCATCGAAGCCGTTGTAGCGCTCTGGGCGCGGTGTGGCGAAGTGCCTATAACCGGGGCCTGGCCTGGAGCGGCGCAGCCGTGAGAAGAGGGTGTCCTTCAGCGTTTCGACCCCCACCATGTAGAGCTCTACACCATCGCGGCCCACCTTTCGCGCCCTGCTGGTTGGAGGCTTGCCGGCACCTCCGATGCCCTGGACCGCATAGACACCGCGCTCCTGGCGGGAGAGCACGAACGAATAGACGGAATCGGAGGCGAAGCCGGAGTCGATCGCCGCGCGCCGGATCCGAAGGTCGGCGCCGCTCGCATGACTGTAGGGCTTAACCAGGAGTGGCTCGACCCGCGCCCAGAGTTCGGCTGTCAGTGGGTCCCCGTATATTCTGTGGTGCGCGATCCGCCACGACTCCTCACCTGCCCCCCAGCCCACCACCAACAGCTCGACCCAGTTGTTCTGCACGTCGACCCCGGCTGTCAGCAGCCCCACCCCGTGCGGCACATCGACCGGTTCATCCTGCGGTCCGCGGTAATCCTCCACCCGATCAGCGAGGCCGTCCGTCTTCGCCTGCTCCCCCTTCTCCTCCCATGCCTCGCCGAGCACCTCATTGACGAACACCTGGAGGAGCACCGGATCTCCGGCCGCGTCCAGGAACTCCTGGACCAGCGCCGGCCACCGCGCCCGGTCGGAGATCAGGGAATAGAGCGCATTCAGGTGATAGCCCCGGACCTTTCGCTCCGGGTACTTCGCGACCCACCGGCCGCGCCGGACCATCTCCGGCTTCTGCCGCTCGTCGATCGGGCTCGCGCACTGCTCGCAGAGATAGTACGTCGTCTCCGGCCGGTGCACCGTCTCCCGCTCCCGGCTGCCGCAGCTCGTGCAAGGGCCGTCCTCGGTGATCTCCGCCTGGCAGTGCTTGCAGACGCCGTCCCGGTCCCACTTGATCCCGTAGGTACTATCGGGATCGCCCCATTTGAGGGTCTGCGCGTGGTCGCAGTGGGGACAGGGGACATGGAAGTGGCGCTGGTCCGAGCGCTCGAAGTCCTTCGTGATGCGGCAGAGTCCCTTTACCAGCGGGGTCGATCCCTTGACGATCTTCCGGTCTGGGAAGGTGTCGGCCCTGGTCTCGCCGAGCTTCACCGGGTCGCCGGACTGGCCAGCGCTCGCGACCAGCGCGGAGACCTCGTCGAAGAAGACAACCCGCGCGTTGATACGACGGAGGCCTCGGGGGGAGTGGCCGCCGCGGACGGTGATCGAGCCGCCGGGGAAGTATTTAGAGAGGATCGTGTTCTTCGCGTTCCGGCCGCGCGATTCGGGGAAGATCTCGGCGAGGCAGGGCGTATCCCGGAGCAGCGGCTCGAGCTGGCGCCTTGACCAGTCCTCGGCGTCGCTCTCGGTCGGCTGAATGATCAGGATCGGGGACGGGTCCTGGTCGACGAAGTAGCCGACACCGTTGCCGATCACGCCCTCGGTGTATCCCACCCGCGCTGATTTCTGGATTACTACCTCGGTCACCTCCGGGTCAGAGAGGCAATCCATAATCTCGACCAGGTAGGGGGTCCGCTCGTTGCGCCAGGGGCCGGGCTCTGCCGCCACCTCTCCAGAGAG